GAAGATACTAATTCTGTTCTATTCCTCGGGTCATCATTCAATTGTAACAGGACCCCAAAATCAAAGGTTAGGGATTCTCCTATCAAATTTAAGGTTATGGAATTGTTTAATATAGAGCAAATCTGGGGATCACCTAAATTTAAGGGAGCTGATGGTCATTCCCCCCATGAACCTTGGGAAATAAGTATGCGTAAATGGATAGTTGATAAACCAGGTGTTCCATTTGGACTGCTTAATAAATCTAAGATTGATTTTATGAATGGGTTAGTACACATTCTATATAAAGATAGGGAATATTGGTCTAAAGAGATAAGGCCTTTATCATGGGATGAAACTGTTAATGGGGTGCCAGGGAAGAGATTTATAGATTCTATGAATTTTAAGAGTTCTATTGGCTTTCCATTCAAAGGCAGTAAGAAATTATTCTCTGAAAACCTTGGAAAGGTTGATGGATGGCAAGATAAGCGTGTGTTACATCCAGAGTTTATGGATGAAGCTGAAAGAATTGAGAGTCTTTATAGATCAGGTAAGAGATATTATCCCTGGTTTACTTCAACTCTTAAAGATGAACCAACGCTTTTAACTAAAGACAAAGTACGAGTTTTCCAAGCAACCACAACTCCATTTCAATTAGTTATGAGGAAATATACTCTAGGGATTTGTAGATTTTTACAAATGAATCCCTTAGTATCAGAATGTGCTGTTGGTATAGATCCTTGTTCGAATGAATGGGCTGAGATGCACAAGCACTTGAGTGGGGCCCAAACTCCAACTTATGATAGATGGTTTGCAATTGATTATAAAGCTTATGATACTTCAATTTCTAGCCAGATTATTTTAGCAATTGGTCGGATTTTTTCCGACATTGCGCATTTAGTTGATTATTCTGAAGAGGATATTATTATACTCAATGCAATCTTTACAGATTTGGCTTTCTCGATAGTTGATTTTAATGGAGATGTTCTAATGCTAGATGGTGCCAATCCTTCAGGCAATTCATTGACGGTTTTTGTTAACAATCTGTGTAACAGTTTGTTAATGCGAATTTATTTTTATCATTTATACCCTAATAGTAGTTTTTCAAAACATGTTAGGATGATGTGTTATGGTGATGATTTAATTGCTGGAGTTAGTGCATTTGCTGGATTATTTACTATGAAGGGATATGCAGATTTTTTGAAAAATTTTGGATTTATAGTTACACCAGCACAAAAAGATGAACAATTGAAAAATTATTCTAAATTGCGAGAGATCGATTTCCTGAAGAGGAAATTTGTTTGGAGCAAAGATTACAAGTCCATAATTGCCCCATTAGAGGAGATGTCAATATATAAGAGACTATGCAACTATATGTCAAGTGACACTTCAGTCGAGGTTATCATTGGTGCAAATATTGATGGAGCCCTTGATGAATGGGCCTTTTATGGCAAAGAGGTTTATATTGACCGACAAAAAAAATTAAAAAAGATTGTATATGAATTTGAATTACACAGGTTCGTGTCTCGGTTGGATTTAACATACGCACAACGTATTGCCTTATGGCAGAAACAAAACGCTGACCCAGCAGTAATGGGTAAAGGTCAAAGTATGGATACCGATCAATCAAATTGTGATACTGATTGGTTAGGCTTCTTTGGCTGGGGTAATATTATTTCCAAAATTGGAATAGGTGGCCCGCCAATTTCACACAACTCTGGATCGATTAGTTCTGACGATCAACTGAGTATAAATAAACGGACTAACAACAAAAATAATACATTTAGTTTGGTGGATACTAAGAATTCACCAGTTTTTGGGGGGCTAATCCCCCAACATATAGAGGTTGTCCCTCATTCATCCACCTTTTCTACAGTTAAGGAGCAAATTATTGAAATGGTTGATGGTAGTCCCAATCAGATTGTTGATATTCCTTTTCAATTTGATGAGACCCGATTTGCAAGTGATTCTACTGACAACGACCTTGGGAAATTTCTTTCTAGGCCTGTCAAAATTGATTCTTTTGACTGGTCACCAGCCGCAACAATCTTTAACTCCATATCACCTTGGAATGTTTTTCTAGCTAATAAGAGGGTTTCGAATAGGTTGAATAACTTTAAATTGTTTAGGGGAAATTTGAAACTTAAGTTTCTGATTAATGGTAACCCCTTCTTTTATGGGAAGCTCATGGTAACATGGTGGCCATTGAGCACACTTGATGTTATCACTTCTAATACTTCATCAATAGCATCACTTGTTCAATTTTCACAGATGCCTAGGGTTATTTTAGATCCAACAACGTCTCAAGGTGCGGAAATGTCCATACCTTTTTTCTGGCATAATGATTATTTAGACATGAATTCTAATGATGTTGCTAATATGGGTCAATTAGTTTATAAAACTTTAACTCCATTGAAGCATACTTCTGGTGAAACTTCTGTTAACACACGTGTTTCCATTTCTGTATATGCATGGCTTGAAGATGTTCAATTAGAAGGTCCTACAGCTACTAATGCCAACGTTTTGGTTCCACAATCTTCACAAGGGATTTCTTCACCAACAATTCCTCCTTACCTCATGGGGAATTCAATTAGTAAAAAACATCCACTTGAGCCCAATGGGCAATTTGTTCAGCCCAGAGGAGTTTCGAATATGTTATTGACTGACAATGATGATACAGTCAATAGACTTACATTGACGAAAGAACAACAAGTTTCTGTTGACCCACGTCTCCTTGGATTGGGTCCAGATGATGAGATGCTAATTAATAAGATTGCATCTAGGGAATCGTACTTTCAATCTTTTAATTGGCCTACTTCAGCAAGTAGAGAAGATTTACTATGGAATGTTAGGGTTACACCT